AATATATTAAACTCTTTATCTACATTTTATAGAAAGTCTCCTGAAATTAAATATGTTCAGGATGGTTTATATGTAGGTTCAAGAAAAAGAATGCACGTAGGAGATATTATACAAAACTTTGGAAGAGATTTAGATAAAAAAGATTTAGAAGAAATCCTTAAAACAAGTTACTTTTCTAATAATATGGACATACCTGCTAAAGAAATGAATTATTTCTTTGAGCATTTGGAATTAAGATATATGGGAGCACCTTTCTATAAAAACTGGGAAGAAGGTTCTTATGGTAAAACTAACTTTACAGATTTAGAAGTATATCATATATATTGGAGAAGTGAAAGAAAGATAGGATTTTTAGAATATACTGACCCTATGACTGGTGAGTCAGTAATGGAAATAGTAGATGAAAATTATAAAATAAATAAAGAAATTGGTGAAACAATTGAGTGGGATTGGATTCCTGAAGTATGGGAAGGAATTAGAATAGGTACTAATATTTATTGTAATATTAGACCTTGTAGAGTACAATTAAGGTCTATAGATAATCCTTATGTAGTTAAGTTACCTATATTTGGTATTGTTTATGATACTATGAACTCTGAGCCTGTTTCTATAATGGATAGAATGAAACCTTATCAATATCTTTATTTTATAGTTATGCACAAGTTTTTAAAGCTTGTAGCTAATGATAGAGGTAGAGTAATGCCATTTGATGTATCTTTATTAGGAGATGATATACCTATAGAAAAAGCATTGTATTATCTTAATGAGTTAGATATATATTTATATAATGGTTTATCAGGTGGAGATGAACAAGGAGCTGCACATAGAGGGGCTATATCAGGTACTTTAGATAGAAGTAATGCTCAACAAATTGCTCAATATATAAATATGTTAGAAGCTATTGAGCAAAAGATAGCTATGGCTGCTGGGGTTACACAACCAAGAATAGGAGCTACTTCAGCTAATGAAGCTGTATCAAATGCTCAACAAAACTTAATGCAATCTTCTCATATTACTGAACCTATGTTTTTTCAACATAATTTATTATGGGAACAAGTATTACAAGGTTTAATAGACGTAGCATTTACAGCTTATAGAGATAAGATTGAAGAAATGAATGAACCTGTTAAATTACAGTATATTTTAGATAACATGTCTATAGATACTTTAATGATAGATTCTGATTTAACTTTATCAGATATAGGTATATTTATAATGGACTCTCAAAAAGATAATGAAATATTTTCTAAATTAGAATCATTAGCTCAACCTTTATTACAAAATGATAAAGCTGATTTCTTAGACTTAGTTCAAATGTTTAAAGCTGTATCAGTAGAAGATTTAGAAAGAAATGTAGAAGCTGGTATTAAGAGAAAAGAACAAGCTCAAGCTCAACAACAAGAACAAATTAATGCTATTGAACAAGAAAAGATAGCTTTAGAAAGAGAAAGATTAGATAGAGAAGATATGAATAAACAGCTTGATAGAGATACAAAAATACAAGTTGCTACAATATCAGCATTAGGATTTTCTGAAGATAAAGATGTTGATATGTCTGGAGTTCCTGATGTAATTGAACAGTCTAAATTAGCTCTACAACAACAAGATTTACAGTTTAAACAAATGACTGAATCTCAAAAAATGGCTCAAGAAAAAGAAATAAAAGATAAAGAGTTGTCTTTAAAAGAGAAAGAATTAAATTCTAAAAAAGAAATTGAAAAGTTAAAAATTCAACAGACTAGAGTACAAAATGCCAGTCAGGAAAAAATAGCTACACAAAAAGCTAAATTAGATAAAGAAATGGCTGAAAAGAAACTCCAAATAGAACGTATGAAAGCAAGAAAAAAACCTAGTAAATGAGAAAGAAAACAGAATTATTAAAAGAAGTAAATGATGCTATTAAAAAAGCTAAACTTTCTGATTTAATTCTGAGAGATACTTATCTTAACACTAACATTTTAAATGTTACAGAACAAACAATTAAAAAAGCTTTAGAAGATAATATGTATCATTTTAAACAAGACCGCAGAATAAGATTTCAAATATTCAATCCGAATAAAAAATATTTTTAAGCGGTTTAGCTATATACAAGTAAAAAATTTTACAAAACCATTTAATATTACAATTAACAATTTATTAAACTAAAATTATAAGAAATGAGTGAAAACAAATTAGATTTCTTTGCAGGACTAGAAGATAACTTTACACCTGCTCCTACAGTAGATGTAGTAACTAAAGATGATGACAAAGTTACAGATTTAGAAAAAAATGTATTTGAACAAGAAGTAGTAGATGAAACAGATGAAGAAGTAGAAGATACTACAGATACTACAGAAACTGAAACAACTACTGAAGATAAAGATGATATTTATCAGGTATATTTTGAAGATTTAAAAGATAAAAACTTTTTAGATTTACCTGAAGATTTTGAATTTAAAGGTACAGAAGATTCTCTTAAAGAGGCATTAGAAGTTTCTAAAACAAGAATTGCTGAAAAAACTAGAGAAGATATTGTAGCAGGATTTCAAGATTTTGTATATAAAAACTTAGAACAAATTCAAAATACTTACAATACTGTAGATTTTGAACAAATAGATTTAAGTGATGAAGCTACACAAAAAGAAGTAGTTAAATATTATTTAAAGAAAACTACTAAGTTTAAAGATGAGCAGATTGAAAAGAAAGTTAATCAACTTGAACAATTTGCTGAATTAGAAGATGAAGCTAAAACTGCTTTAGACGAATTAAAAGTTTTAGATAGAGAAGAAAAAGCTCAATTAGCCAGACAAGCTGCTGAGTATGAAGCTGCTCAAGCTAAAGCAAGACAAGATGCTGATAAGTTGTTTAGAAAGACTTTAAAAGAAACTGATGAAGTTTCTGGCATTAAAATAAATAAAGACAGAGTATTTAGCTCTTTATATAATACTATTAAATTAGAAGATGGTACTGTAACTACAAGTTTTAATAAGAATTTGCAAGAAGTATTATCTGACCCTACAAAAACTATTTTCCTTGCACATTTGCTTGAAAATAATTTTGAATTAAATAAAATTGAAGATACAAAAGTAAATACTAAAGCTGCTAAAGTTTTAAAAGAAAAGTTAAGGCAAGCAGGTTTGAGTAGTTCAGCTAAGACCAGAGGTGGAGATTTATCAAAACCAGGCAAATTATCTTTAGAAGATTTTTCTTAAATTAAAAATAAAATTGAATTAATATGGCATTAGGCTACAAAAGTCAACTCTATTTACAAGAGTTTAAAGGTGGTGGTGGTAATTTCGTAGATTCAGATGCTTTAGCAGCATCTTATGATTCTGACCGCCCTCATGTATTTGAAGGTGTACTAGATAGAATTTACACTTCCGAAGTAAGATTTAGCTCTAAACCTCTTACCAACATGTTAAAAACTGCTGGTAATGTGATGGAGATTGACACAGATTATTACAGATGGTATTTGCAAGGTGCAGAATATCAAACTTTCCGTTCAATGGAAAATTTGGAAGCATCTAATGCAACTCCAGGTATTAACCAAACAGAATTTCGTCTTAAATTAGATGTGGACTATTTAGTTCCTTCTGATGTATTACAAGGTGAAAATAATGAATATGCTCTAAGAGTACAATCTTATCCAGAGCAAGATGGTAATGGTTACATTTACATGGTTAAATTAGTAACTGATAATCCATTGGAATATTTCCCTAATGATTTGTTAGATGAAGGTCGTGAGTTCTTGAAGAACTGGACTGTAGTAGCTAATGAAATGAATACAGAATATGGTTCTGGTCAATGGGGTCAATACTTCCAATTAGAATCTCAAATTGGTTTCTTTGCTGAAGAGTTTAAAATGACTGATAAAGCAATGCGTAATGCTGATAGATTAGCTATTAAACTTGTACATAAAGATAAGTCTTTGACTAACTTTATGGTTATGGGTGAAGCTGATATGAATGAAAGATACTACATGGGTATTGAAGCTGCTTTAACCTATGGTAAAAAATCTAATTCTTTGTCTAAAGAAGGTTACCAAATTAAAACTGGTCCTGGTCTAAGACAAATGTTAAAAGATGGTAACGTAGAATACTTTAACTCTAGCTTAACAGAACAACGTCTTAAAGATTTCTTGTTAAATATATTCTTTGCTCGTAACAATGAATCTCAGCGTAAAATTACTTTGATGACAGGTACTTATGGTGCTATTATGTTCCATGAAATGTTGGCTAACTCTGCATCAGGTTTCTTAACTGTAGATACACACTTTATACGTAACTCTCCTGATAAAGTAGCTAATCACCTTTCTTATGGTGCTCAGTTTACTCACTATTATGGACCAGAAGGTATTGAAGTTGATTTGATTAAAAATCCTCTATATGATGATTTGAGATACCAACGTAGAACTCACCCTCAATATCCTAATATTCCAATTGACTCTTGGAGAATGACAGTGTTAGATTTCTCTCCTAATGGAAATTCTAAATCTAACATTATGATGTTAAAAGAAAAAGATACTTTTAACTATGGTTATGTACCAGGTCGTGTAGGTCCTTCAGGTAAACCTATCCAAGGTGGACAAGCTATTTCTAAAGAAGGTGCTTGCAACTGGTTCATTCAAGGTTCAGCAGGTCTTTGGATTAAAGACGTATCACGTACGGGCGAACTAATTTTCGAATTCGAGTAGCCCTAAAACCCTTATAAACAAAGGGTTTCAACTAAAATAAATAAATAATAAAAGTTTAGAGGGTTCTTCAAAAACCCTCTTTTTTCTTAACATATAAAATATCGGACCGATGGCGAAAATTTATTTAAAACCAACTCCGAGAACTTCAGCAGTGAAAATCTCGGAATTAAAGAACTTATCTGCTGAGAATGGGCAAGGTACTCAAGGTAAAGTAATTAAAAAAACTAAAATCTTACCTCACTGTTCAGACACAATTACACCTCTTTATAATAAAAACATAGGAGGTTTAAACACAGGATTAAATGTAGAGGATGATAATCCTTTCTTTGAAACTACAGATGCTTTACCTCAAGAGTTTGAATACTTGAGAACTAAAAAGAAAGCTATTCTACAAGAAATTTTAGAATGCAAACATGACAGACCTAAAGGTTTCTATACTAATAGAATGCCTCGTAGAGAAGATAAAGAAAGAACATTCTTTCAGGATTTTAAAATCCAAATGAAAGATATGACTAATATCTTAGATACTACAAATCCACATGATGAATTAGCATATTATGTACTTAAAGCAAGTAAATATGTAGCTGGTTCAGAAGTTGATTGGAAGAATGGTAAAAAACCTGAAGCATTATATTATATTTCTGATGAAAAAGAAGAACAGGATAAAATTTATAAAAGAGAATTTATTAAGAGTAAAGCTCTTGGTTTATTAACTACTAATGAAATTACTCCTGAAATGATGAGGAAATTTATTAAGTATTTAAGAAATACTGATAAAGATTCTAAATTACCTCAAGGTAATACTTCTAATGAAACTGCTTTCTTAACTCTAAAAGATTATGTTAAAGACCTAAATGGTGCTAAAACATTCTTAGATGCTTATGACTTATTTACTAAGTCAGCTCCAGGAAGACAAAGATTTGAAGCTATTGTACTTTTACAACAATTACTTGAAGCTTATATAGTTTCAAATAGAGGTGAAACTTATACTTGGAACTCTACTAAGATTGTAATTGGTAATAGAAAAGAAGAAGTTATTCAATTTCTTTTAAATCCTGAAAAAGGTCCTGAAGTAGAAGATTTAGAAAAAGAACTACAAGCTAAATACTCAATAGTATAAATGTCTAAAATATATATTTATACTTTGTCTTCTTCAGAAAATCCAGAAGATATAAAATATATAGGACAAACTAAACATTCTAAATACCGTAAAAATCAACATATTTATAATTCCAAAAAGAGAATAACTTTAAAAGGAAATTGGATAAAAGGAGTTTTGAATAAAGGTTATGATATAGTTTTCAATGTTATTGAAGAATGTACAGAAGAAAATTGGCAAAAAAGAGAAAAATTTTGGATTAAATACTATAAAGAATTAGGATTTAATTTAAAGAATATGACTGAAGGAGGTGAAACCTCCTATATAAAAGGTGAAAATCATCATCAGTTTGGAAAAATTGGTAAGAAAAGTTTATCTTTCAAAGGTAAAGATTATAAAGAATTTTTTACAAACTCTCCTATTAATGCAGGTAATAAAAAACCTGTTGATATGATAGACCCTGAAACAAATATGGTTGTAAAAAGTTTTCCTTCAGCTAATGCTGCTGCCATTTACATAAAAGGTAATAGACACAATATAACAAATGTTTGTAGGAGTACTAGAAAAACTTACCAAGGGTATATTTGGAAGTATAGTAACAAAGAATATTTTCCTGTAAAACAATATAAAGATGATGTTCTTATTAATACTTTTAAAGATTTAAAAACAGCCTCTATTTTAACTGGGATTGACCACACTAATATTGTTAGAAGTACTAAAACTCATTTAAAAGCAGGAGGCTATAAATGGAAATATACTTATGACGATAACTGAAATGGCATACGATTTCAAGCTGAAGTTGGATAAAGTAGATTCTCAGCAGAAACGTAACTTAAAAGATTGGGAGGTAGATTGGTTCTTAAATGATGCAATACAAGTCTTCTTAAATCAAGTTGTAGGTGGGAATAATATCAGACTTACAGGATTTGAAGAAGAACAAAGAAGATATGATGATATAAGGACTCTTGTGATAAAGAGTCCTTCTAGTTTACAGCCAGGCTTACCTGTACTTACAATTAATTCTAATTTGTATGAATTACCTTTAGCTAGTTTAGCAAAAGATTATTACCAATTAGTAAGGTTAAGAGTAGATATTTCTAAAACAGGCTGTGCTAATAAAAATATAGGAGTTAGACAAATCCAACATGATGATTTAAACAATGCTTTAGTATCACCATTTCATAAACCAAGTTTTACTTGGAGTGAGGTTTTAACAACTTATGGAGCTTCTACTAATGGTACAGATGAAGGTTCTATATTTTTTTATACAAATAATTTTTCTGTATTACAAGCATATCCAGATTATATTAAAAGACCAAATAGAGTTTGGTTAGGAACTTATAATAGCTTAGATGGTAATTATATTGTTACAGTACCACAAACTACAGTAGATTGTGATTTACCAGCTACTACTCATCCAAGAATTACAGACTTAGCTGTAGATATTGCAACAGGAGTAATTCAATCTCCAAATATGTTACAATACACTCAAATGAAATTAAAAATAAACGAATAAATTATTAAATTAAAAATTTTAAACAATTATGAAACATAAACCAAAAGTTTCTCTTTTAGTTGCTAAAGATGTTGCATTAGAGCCTGCTGGTCAAGCTTTTGCTTCAGCAACTGCTGTAAACCTAAGTTCAGGACAATTAGGTATTTATAATGAAAGTAATGTATCTGTAGCTCCTGGTACAGTTCCTGGTGATGCTCCTAAAGTATTTATTGCTCAAGGTACACCATTTAGTGCTGCTCCTTTAACTGCTGTTGGTCCTGCTGACATTCCTTCTAACCAATCACAATTTATTCCTTCTGTAGGAGTTAAATCAATTACTTATCAACCTGCATCTACTGGTGTATTGTCTGGTTGGGCTATTGAAAATGTAAATGCAGATAGTAATACTGCATACTCTTTTGGAGTAGCTTTCCGTAGCAGAATTAAAGATAGAAATTACACTCAAACTGCTGCCGAAATTATACAAGTAAATTTTCCAACTGGAGATTTATCAAGCTTTACTTCAGCAGAAGATTATTTAATTCAAAACTTAGTTGCACAAACTAATACTTTTTCTAAAATTGTATCTACTAATGGTAGAACAGGTAATAGAGATGTTGTTGCTTTTGCAATAGATTCTAATGGTAGTTCTGGTGTATCTGGAGCTGTAGCTATTTCTTCTATTTCTGCTGGTGTTACAACTATTAATGGTGTGGTTATTACTGCTGAAATGGAAGCTGCTTTAGATAATATTGCTGCTGCTTCAAGTGGTATATCTCCAAGTTCTGAACTTGTTCCAGTAAATTTAACTACTGCTGGTAATGCTGCTAACTGCGATGCTATTGTAGTATTAGGTTTAAATCGTGATTTAGCTGTAGGATATGATAGAATTGACCAAGTTAAAACTCGTATTCAAGTAGGTCTTAAAAATGGTTTTGATTTAAGTACAGTTACTTTAACTGAAGGTTCTCTTGCTAAAGAAGCACAAGGTACTCCTAGAGTATGGAGACGTTTCTTTGAAGATACTGTAGGTCAAAGAATTTATGGTAAAAACAAAACATTGTTCCCATTTGCATACCAATATCCTGATTACATTGACACTTCAGTAACTTATGATGTAATTACTGTAGAATATGAATCAGAGCCTTACCGTAGAGACCAAAGTTTGACTGTATCTAATCACAAAGTAATTATCTTAGTACCTTCTACAGGTTCTAACGTAGCTGCTCTTAAAGCTGATTTAGAAGCTTTCTTTACAGATTGGTGTCCTAATGTATCAGTACCTTCATTTGCATAACTTTAAAAATATAAAATAAAAATGGCTAAAACTAAAAAAACTACTCAAGTTAAACAGTTTGTTTACGATGTAACAGGAGGTGATTCTGGTGCAATAGGAGTAAAAACATTGGGTGTATTACCAAAAGGAGCTGTATTAACACAAGCTTTCTTTGATGTACAAACTACTTTTGTATCAGCTACAGATGCTGCTACTATTGCTGTAGGTGTTACAGGTGCTGCTTCAGCTTTTGATGCTGCTATTGCAATCTCTGCTGGAGGTAATCCTTGGGATGCTGGTCGTAGAGCTGCTGATGAGCCTACTAACCAAACAGTAATTCCTGCTGCTTTGTCAGACTTTCATGCTGCTGCTGCTTCAAATTCAGTATTTGTAATTGCTACAGTTGCTGTAGAAGCTTTAACTGCTGGTAAATTTGTATTAAATGTAGAATACTACGTACCTTAATTAATACTTCTCTTTTCCTTAATATAGAGCTGGTCTGGTCTCATCCCAGCCAGCTTTTTTTCTTTTAACTAATAAAAAACATATAAAATGGCAAATAAACTTTCAAAAAAAGTTCTAACATTAGAAAGACCAGCATTAGGTTCTTATGAACCTCTTTTAGCTCCTAAACCAGCTCCAGATTCTTTTTCTCATCCTAATGACCCTGTAAAGGAATTAGCATTAGATACTATTACAGAATTTACTTTAGGTAATGGTGTATCAGTTGATGGTGTAACTTTAAAAGATTCTGGAATAAAAGTTACAGGTGTAACATCTCCTACAAATAGTAATGTTGTAGCAGGATTTTATAGAGCTGCTGCTCAAATTAATACACCAGCTACTGTAGGTGGAGTAATTCAATTTAATCAACAAGTATTAACTACTTATTTAACTACTATTAATACAGGTGTAGGGGCTCAAAATTTAACATTACCTAACAGTACACAAGTTGGGCAATTAATAAAAATATTATTATTAGTTGATGGTGGTGGTGATGCTGTAATCACTCCTACAAGTTTATCTGGTGGTACTACCATTACTATGAATGATGCTAATGATTTTGTAATCTTAATTTGGAATGGTACTGCTTGGGTTTGTATTGAAAACTCTGGTTCTACTATTGCTTAAAACTAACTATTATGGCTGATTTTACATCATATTCAAGTACAACTAATGACTTATTAAAAAGTATTTTAAAAGCATTAGTTGAACAAAATAAATTAATTCAAGAGCAAACAGTTTTATTACAAACTATTGCTACTAATACTGCTCCTTAATTATGAAAAATAAATTAACTAAAGATTTAGAAACTATTAAAAAAGCTATTGAACAAGGTGTTGCACAATTAAATGCACTATATGGTCAAGAAGCTTATATAACTAATTTCTTAAAAGAATTAGACAATGAAGAAAAAAAAGAAGAAAGTTTGCTAGAGCCTGAAAATTAATCAGGCTCTTTTTTCTAACCTGATTAAAACTAAGCAATGGCTTTAAAATTTGATATAAAATCCACACAAGATTGTGGTACTTTAAAATATACTAACTGTTCTACTTATTGTAGTCCAGATAATTATGTATATGAAATGCTTATAGCTTCTATATTACCAAGAGTTACTATGACTGGGGATATAGCAAATTTTACTACTGATATATTAACCTCAGTAGAATTAGACCCTATAATTGGTGTAGGATGGAGTTTAAATGGGGGAAGTACTACATATTTAACTAATATACCTAATACAGTTAACTCTCCAATAAATTTATCTGTTGCAGTACCAGGAATACAATCAGGAGTTAATACAATAACTATATCTGTAACAGATATAAATACTACTGTTTCTGTATTAACTTTTGCTTTTAATGCATCTGTATCAAGTGGGCAATGGGTAATAAATTGGTTAGCCATACCTGAAGTAGCTATAACTACAGGTACTACTTTAGAAGTAGCTTTTAATAATGCTTCTACAGTTGCTAATAGAACTTTAGTAAATACAGATATAGATACAAATACTATTGTATTTAATCCAGATGCAGGAAATATATCTCCATTTACTTCTGTTCAAAATTATACTTACAACACTGTTGGTTCTTACAATATAAATTATGAATTTAACGAAACTGAAGATAATACATTAGTAAGTTTTAATGGAGTAATAAATATTCAAGAAGACCCCACAGATTGTTCTAATCAACTTACTACAACAGATATATCATCTGTAGCTTTAGTAGCTACTTCTCCTTCTAATATGTCTTATACAACAGATATATCTAATCTATTTTTTCAAAACAATTTTGATGTTACTACAACCATGTTTGGGATTGCTTCAGATACCTTTGAATCAGGTATTTGGACATTTCAAACTATTGTTACTAAGGTAAGTAATACTGGTACATTTATCTTTGCACAAACTATTAAAGTAGTTTTATTTTGTAAAGAACAATGTAGCTTTAATTCTTATGTAGCTACTTATGCAGAAGAAGAATTAGATTGTTGTACTTCTTGTAAAGAAGAAAAAGAAAAGAAAATAATATTAATGTCAACATATATAGATGCAATTAAAAATGCTTCTGCATGTGGAGAATTAACTAAAATAACTAAATTTATTAACCTATTGCAAAGACTTCTTAGCAATAAAAATTGTTCATGCTAATGTGCAACTGTTCAACAAATTCATGTGATTGTAATGAATATAGAGTTTCTACTGGACCTCAAGGTAATACAGGACCACAAGGTCCTCAAGGACCTGCTGGACCTCCAGGAAATAGAACTTATTTAATTTCTAATAATTATGTAAGTTCAGAACCTGAAACTACAGGTACTGGTAGTTATGAAAAATTAGAAGAATATACTTTATCAGGTTCAACATTATCTAATAATGGAGATAGTATTATAATTAGAACTGTATATAAAGTATCTAATGGACTTGTTAGTGTACCAAGAACTTTTTCAATTAAATTTGGTAATGTTACTTATACAAAAAATTTACCTGTAAATGGAGTTAATATTTTACAAGGATTACAAGTAGTTACTTTAAAAGTATCAAGAGTAGCAGCTTCATCACAATTATTAATAGCTGAAGTTAAATATGAAAATGGTACTGGGTTTAATTCAAGAATTACTGCTACTGAAACTTTATCTAATTCTATTATTATAGAAGCTGGGGCTACTGTATCAGGTATTTCTGCAATTGACCAAGTAAAAATAGTAGAATTTAGTATTGAAAAAATTAAAAATGATAACTAATGAGTGGATTTAAATTATATAATAATATAGATATACTTACCTATCCTAATTATTCTATTCCTGTAGCTGATTTAGAAAGTTCTTTTGAAGAGGGTTACAGATGTGTAGGTAATGCTATTTCAGGTAATTTTGTATTAAGTGTAACAGGAACTCCTATATTAAATATGCAAGTATTTTTATTATGGGAAGCGCAAACTACAGGCACTGTAACTATTTTAGGTACAGCAATGCCTTCTACAATAAAAGATAAAAAAGTATTAATTACTTGTACCTATAATGGTTCAGCTTGGCAAGTACATTTTGATGTTGATGCTAACAGTGCAGGAGTAATTGAAAATAGTAATATTTCAGCTACAGCTAATATAGATAGAACTAAATTAGCGTCTGGTTCAAATAATCATATAGTAATTAATAATGGTTCTGGTGTAATGAGTTCAGAAGCTACATTAGCTGCTTCAAGAGGTGGTTTAGCTACAGATGCTTCTGCATTTACAGGTGTAGTAAAAGCCTCTACAGGTACTTTTAGTGCTGCTTCTATAGTTAATTCTGATATATCAGCTTCAGCAGATATTTCTTTTTCTAAATTAACAGCTTTACCTTCAGGTAGAATACTTGTAGGTAATGGTTCTAACGTAGCTACTTCTGTTGCTTTATCAGGTGATGCTACTTTAGCTAATACAGGTGCTTTAACAATAGCTAATGATGCTATTACTACAGTTAAAATATTAGACGATGCTGTTACTACAAATAAAATACTTGATGATAATGTTGTTTCTTCTAAAGTAAGTGCTGATTTAAGAAAATTTGTTTTAACTAGAGAACTTTCATTTGAAGCAGGTGAACAAGGAGAATACAGAATAGTAATTCAGGAAAATGTAAATTATTATATCCTGTAGTTAGAGTAACTAAAGCTATTGCTGGAACTGATGATGCTACTATTACTCTTCAAAATGATGCTGGCACTACTATGACAGGTACAGCAGGAGTAGTAACTATAGCTGCTTCTACAGCATTTGGCTCACAAACAAGTGGTTCTATTACAGGTAATAATACATTTGCAGCTACAGGAGAACAAATTAAAATAGTAACAGCTAAAACTACTGCTGGAGGTAAATGTTCTATTGATTTACTTTT